ACTAGCGGCGGTGGCGATAACGCAATTTACCCATTTTGGAATATGAAAGAAGGCGAGCAAGCAACGCTACGCTTTTTGCCTGATGGCGACGATTCAAACACTTTCTTTTGGAAAGAGCGTTTGATGATCAAACTTCCATTTGCTGGCGTAAAAGGTGAAACTGATTCACGTCCAGTACAAGTACAAGTTCCGTGTATGGAAATGTATGGCGAATCATGCCCAATCCTACAAGAGGTACGTGGTTGGTTCAAAGATCCAAGTCTTGAGGATATGGGTCGTAAGTATTGGAAGAAGCGTTCATATATCTTCCAAGGTTTTGTTGTAGATGATCCATTGAAAGAAGATGCGCAACCAGAGAATCCTATTCGTAGATTCATTATTGGTCCACAAATCTTCCAACTAATCAAAGCAGCACTAATGGACCCAGATATGGAAGAACTACCAACAGATTACACTGCTGGTGTAGACTTCCGTTTGTCAAAGGGTACAAAAGGTGGCTATGCAGACTACGGCGCAAGTAATTGGGCACGTAGAGAGCGTCCACTAGGTGATGCAGAAATGGCTGCGATTAACAATCATGGATTGTTTAATCTCAACGACTTCCTTCCTAAAAAGCCAGGCGAAGTAGAACTTAAAGTTCTTACTGAAATGTTTGAAGCAAGTGTAGATGGCGAAGCATATGATCCAGATCGTTGGAGTCAATACTTCCGTCCAGCAGGTATGGCAGCACGTACAGGTGATCCAAACACAACACCTGCACCAACACCTGCTCCACAACCAGCAGCACCAGTACAAGAAACTGTAAATGATACTGGTTGGCAAGATCCAGCACCAGCAGCAACACCAGAGCCTGCACCTGCACCAGAAGCAGCGGCAGAACCAGCAGGTGATGCAGGTGGCGCACAAGACATTCTTGCAATGATCAGAGCACGTCAGAACCAATAATAGAAAGGGCTTCGGCCCTTTCCTTTGCTTTTTAGAATAGGAGATACGTATGGCTACAAAAGCATTCGATCCTTCCAAGTTTCGAAACTCATTAACAAAATCTATTAAAGGTATGAGTGCAGGCTTTAATGATCCACAAGATTGGATCAGTACAGGTAACTATGCACTAAATTATCTACTAAGTGGTGATTTCCGTAAAGGTATTCCACTAGGTAAAGTAAGCGTGTTTGCAGGCGAATCAGGTGCAGGCAAGTCTTACATTGTGTCTGGCAACATTGTAAAGTCAGCACAAGAACAAGGTATCTTTGTTGTACTAATTGACAGTGAAAATGCACTAGATCAAACTTGGCTAGAAGCATTAGGTGTTGATTGCGATGACAGCAAACTACTCAAACTAAACATGGCAATGATTGATGACGTTGCGAAAACTATTTCAACATTTATGGATGACTATCGCTCAATGAACGAAGAAGATCGTCCTAAGGTGTTGTTTGTAGTAGATTCGCTAGGTATGCTTATGTCGCCAACTGAAGTTAATCAGTTTGAAGCAGGTGATATGAAAGGTGACATGGGTCGTAAGGCTAAAGCACTGAAAGCACTTGTTACCAACTGTGTGAATATGTTTGGCAGTTACAATGTAGGTATGTGTGTTACTAACCACACTTACGCATCGCAGGATATGTTCGATCCAGATGATAAGATTAGTGGCGGCAGCGGCTTTGTTTATGCAAGTTCAATGGTTGTAGCAATGAAAAAACTAAAACTAAAAGAAGATGCAGACGGCAACAAAACTTCACAAGTGCATGGTATTAGAGCAGCGTGTAAAGTTATGAAAACACGTTATGCAAAACCTTTTGAAGCAGTGCAAGTGAAGATTCCATACGAAACAGGTATGGATCCATATTCAGGCATGTTTGATTTGTTAGAAGCAAAAGGCTTGCTTGAAAAACAAGGCAATCGCTACAAGTATACTGATAGCGAAGGAAATGAAACACTAGAATATCGTAAGAACTGGACAGGTGAACTACTCGAAATGATCATGGCCGATTTACCGGCAAAAGAGCAACAAATGGTAAATATCGACAACACAGTCGAAGAAACTGTGATTGATCATAACGAGGAGTTTGCTGAAGAATGAACGACGAGTTCTTTGCCG